ACCGATGTTCTTGAGGTTGTCAGCAGCGCGAGCAACTGCGTTGTACCCTTTCTCCCAGAAGCTCAGATTCTCCAGAATATTCGGAGTGCGCTCGTTAATCGCGTCGGCATAGGACTCGGTAGCGAGCTTTACGGCGCCGGCATGGTTTCCCTGTTGCTCCAGTGCTGCAATCTGGGAGTAAACCGAAGCAGTCAGGTAGTGATACTGCTCATTGAGTGCAGCGGATGCTTTCACTGGGTCTTCGGCCAGCTTGGAGAACTCGGAAACCGTCTCGCTCACTGCCTTGCCGGTAGCTTCCTGCATCGACACGGCGGCCTTGGTAATACCCGCGAAGCTCTCACCAGCTATCTTGCCGTTGTCCGCCAGCATAGCCAAAACAGCCGCGGCCTGGCCGGTGGTGCCGACCGTTGCGCTTACCTGCCGCGCCATATCGCCCAGTTGCCCAGCGCTGACACCGGCATAGTTACCAGTGAGAATTAGCGACTTGTTGTAGCTGTCCTGCTCTTCACTGCCTTTGTGATACGCGTAGGCAAGGCCGCCCACAGCAGCAGTGGCGAGGGCCAAAGGTGCCAGGATAGCGAGAAGCCCAGCAGCACCTGCCCCAGCACCGGCGCCCAATTGAGCCACGGCACGCACGCCGCTGCCCCAGTCACCCGACGATAGCGCGTTACCAAGCTGAACAACGTTTTCCTGAGCCTGGCGGGTACCGAGGCGAAGCTTGTCGAAACCAGTGGTGGTTTTTTCGAGCTTGGCGTAGTCCTTGTCGATCTTGCCCAGGGCGCTGTTGTACTGGTCATGGCTGATCCGGCCCTCGTCGAGGTGCTTGCCCAACTGCTCGACTTGGTTGTCCAGCTTTGCCAGCGCCGCGCGAGCCGGGTCAATCGCCCCCAGCAGGCTGTTCAACGCCTTCTGCTCATCCATGGCTGACTTGGCCAGGGCGATCTGCTGCTTATCGAGCTGAGCCGATATCTTCGCCGCTTCGGCCTCGCCATAGGCGCCGGTCTTGGTCAGCTTCGCCAGAGCATCACGCTGCTTTGCCAGGTCCTGGGTGGTCTTGGCGCTGGTGGATAGCGACTTTTCCAGGGCCTGCATTTCATTCATCAGCGAAACGGCGGACTGCTCGGCACGGCCGCCGGCCTTCGCCATTTCATCCAGGCTCGTTTTCGCCTGGATTGCATCGGCCGAGTCGATCTTGACGCCGAGTTCTGCAATGTTCATCGACTCACCTTGAATTAGTGCCCGTGGTTACGGGCTGTTTTCCCTTTCCTCCGCCATGACGCGCAGGGCTTCGCCTTCCAGGACTTGAAGGTCAGGGAAGATTTCAGCGAGTTTCTTTTTCTTGATGCCGAGGAACCCGGCTACGTCGCGGATGCTGCTGTAGTCGAGACCGATCGCGCCGCCCGTACCTGCTCGCCACTGGGTGGACATCCGATTGAACAAGAGGAAGGCCGGCCAAAGGCACGGCCAAATCTCGAACTCTTCTTCCATGTCCTCTGCGTCCCAGCCGAAAGCAGCGATTTGCTCGGCATCCGGCGGAGACTCATACAGCGCGCGAGCGGCGCGGATCAGTTTCCCGTGCGAGCCTTGGCGTAAGCGTCTTGGTAGGCGTCTACGACAGCCTCGGTTGTGCCATGACAGGATGTAACCAGCGCCTTGATGCTCTCATCGTCAAACTTGTCATCGAACTCCCAACCGACTACCAAATCTTTAATCTGCTGAATCTGGTTTTCGGTATCCACGGCAATGATTTCGGACACCGTGGGCTTTTCGCCGAAGCGATCTCGACCGTCTTTGCGCCGCTGGTTCCACTCATCGAACAACGCTGCAAGCTCGATCCGGTTTCGGTATTTGAAGGTGAACCCGACCTTCACCGGATCCTGGCCGACTACCGGGACCATCACGGCCCCCAGGAACGTCGGTGATTGGGCAATCTTGAACTTCGCCATGATTAAGCCCCGCCGCCAGCGACCACAGGCGCGCGATACGCGGTGATTTCAGCGTTGATAGTGAAGCCGAACGCGACGGCAGCGCCTTCGTTACGCACCAGGGTCGGGCTTTTATTGAAGGAGGCATAACCGGCGTAGTAAATCGTTTTGCCGTTGGGCAGCGACATACGCAGGATGCGTACTTCCTTCTCGCGGTCAGCCTTATCGAGCTCTTCGTACCAAGCCAGGCTGTCATCATCGGCCAGCTGGAAGGCGAACGCCTGCGCGTTCTTGGTTGTCGGGATCTGCTTGTCGCGGCGCGCTTCGAGCGGCGCGTAAGTCCAATATTGCTGCTCGCCGCCTGACATGGAGTTGCCTATCACCTGGTTTACCGCCACCCAGCCCGTGACTTTCTTGGCGGTGCCGGCGCTGATGCCGTCAGGGAAAAACGAGGTATTCGAGGTGTCGATACCTTCCAGGGTGAATGCGCCGGCTGCGGCAGCGGCGACACGCACGGCCCGCTCGTTGATGTCCTCCCATCCGGAGGTAATCAGCAGGATGTCACCATTGGCGAAGCCGTTGGCGAGTGCGGTAGCCACACCTGGGTTTGCGTTCGTGATGCTCGCAATCACCTTCGCAGCGGCAAAGCCGGTGGAGAGCGCCAGTGTTGCCCCGTTGGGGAAATAGACAGACATGGGTTTTCCTCTTTGCAGAAATGACAAAACCCGCTCAATGGCGGGTTCAGGATTTGCCCAACGGGCGGGTTATGGCGTGGTGTCGGACCGGTAGGTAAACGATAGCGGCACGGTATAGGTCGAATCACCGGTAATTCCCGGCCCGACATCTACGGGTGTCATGGGCGTCACTACGAAACCGTTTTTCACGTCGCGCACGTACAGTGGGAATAGCGTGATTATCTCGGCGGCAATTGGGTTGGTTTTGGTCTTGCCGGTGCCCGCCGGCGCGATGATGCTCACTTGAAATACGCCGGTGAACAGCCGGTGATCACCGCCGAGGGTATTGCTCGCGGTGTCGCCCGGAATAGTGAAAGCTCGAAGGTATGTCTCGCCCTCCGCCGGCGCGTAAGCCGTGTTCTCGAAAACGATCTTAAGCTTCTCCGACCTGGCAGCGTTCCAGGCGATGAGCTTTGCCTCGTAGATCGAGGCGATGATTGCGTGACTCATACCTGGTTGTTCCTGATGGCCTCCAGCACGATCTGCTGGAAGCGAGCCACGGTTACCCGGACCATACCGCCGGGGGCCTGGGTCGAATGGCCGAACTCCAGCGGGATCGCGTAGGGCAAGTTGTTGATGATGTAGGCCATCTGGCCGGCGGTGAAGTCGCTCATTGCAGCCACCAGCGCAGCAGTGGTTTCGGCGCCACTTGGGTCTACCTCGTCGAAGGTGACGCTTTCGACCACGCCCAGCGATATGTGCCAGTTCGCGCGGAACCGGCCACCGACGTAGTCCTCGGGCGCTTTTACGTCCATGCCGTCGTTGAGCTTACGTCCCTTCTTCAGGCTGCCACCCTTCGTGAGGTTGGCCGGATCACTGCGCAGCGCGCTGTTGTGATCGTCGACGGCCTTGTTGTACTGGGTGGCAACTTCGTTCTGCGCCCAGATCTCCGGGTTACCAACGGGCGACATGCGAATCAGGCTGCTGCCGACCTCGATGATGATTTCGCGGACGCTGGCGTCGATGGCTTCGCTGGTCTGCGCGACGAACTCGGCCAGGCTTAGGGCGAAGCTGCCGGATTGTCCGGCGTCTGCGCGGCTCACGACCGCACCTGCAGCTCATACAAGATCGGCGTGCCGGCCGGGTTGATCTCTTTCAGCGGCGGCACGATCGACCAGGTGCGGCCCTGGGCCACGACCTTGTCGAGCAGACCCGGCACCCAGGTCAAACCCTGCGCGGCGATCTTGAGCTTCTTGTCGCCCTGCCTGATGAGGCTGTTGTTCTGGAATTCTTGGCCGGTGAAGTCGAGCAGGATGCCCTGGGCTGTTTGCTCAACGAACACACCTGGCGCTTCGCCGCCCGTCTCTGGGTCGTACTCGCCTGGCTGAGTCTTACTGATGGTTACAGAAAAGCCGAAGTCTGTGATCATCTCCAGAGCCATGATGGCCATCTCTTCATAGAACACCACTTTCATTACTCCAAGGACGATAATGACTAATTCACAGAAGTCGCAACTACTCCAATATTTCGCCGTGGAACTCGCTCACACGCCATCTGGAGAAATTGGAAAATTAATAAAGAATCGTCAACGTTTGAAAGGCTACATAGCTGACTGCCTAGAAGGTACTGAAGCTGAGAACTTCATAGAGCGGGTAAAAAGACAGTGGGTTCGCGCTGAATTCAACATGGTCGAGTTTATGGAGTTAGTAGAACACATCAGCAACGATACAAAGACGCTTGAAAACTTTTATGTTTTTTACGGCACCTACGGCCACGGTGGCCTTATGAAATACTAGCCCCTAGGCTCTCAAAGCAAACAGCCCACGCTTGCGCAAATAATCGGCAAACTGCGTTGCGCTCGGCCGATCCGGTGCGGCAGGCAATAGCCGACTGCTTGTGTTGGAGATCGTCGCGTATTCGCGGGTTACAGCACCCTCGACGCGCTCCAGCGTCACAGCACCCTTGCGCCTGTCGATTGGGTCGATGTCGTCCTGATGGATCTCTGCGGCCAGAGCCATCTGCCCGTACTGGATCCGTGCGGGCAGATAATTGTTCGGCTTGATCTCCTGATCCAGCTGCACTTCCCGGCGAGGCCAGGACAAGGCCTGCTCGCTGCTCATCTTGCGCCCTTTCCAGGCCATACCATCCATCACCAAGGCGGCCCGGCGAAGCAACGCTTCCTGCTGGGGGACGCCTGCGGGGATGACCGTGCCGAACTTCACGGCATACATGGCCAGATCCTCGGCGCTCGCGTAGCTTTCAGCGTCAGGCTTGCCGGTACCGTCCTCGATGATGAGTGTCATGCGTCAACTCGCTGGAATGGTTTGTAGGTTGGCCGCAGGGTTACCGGCAGCCATCAGTATCACTCGCTGGACAGGTCAGCTACGAGCCTTTCCAGTGATTCTTTCGAAGCGTTGGCCCGGTACGGAACTTTGGCTTCATCAAGCTTCGCTTTCAACGCCGCAATTTCACCGGCCTCATCAGCCGGCGGCGTGATCGGGGCCTTCTTCAGCGCCTCGATCTCTTCGCGAAGTGCGTCGACAGTCAACGCCAGGCCGTCACGCTCAGTGGTCAGTTCACCAACCGACGCATGGATGGTGCCCAGCCCTTCAAACAAGCGCAACGCCAGGTCGCCGGAATCTGGACGGTGGATTTCACCAGCCTCCAGGCCGTCGATCAGCAGAGCCACCGCGTCACTCTCGCCTTGCAGATCGGCAAGCAGCTTGGACAGTTCAACAGATGCGATCGCCTGTGTGCCGACAGCAACAGGCGCCGGCAACTCGACAACCTCAACATCGACACCGGCATCCTCGTACGCCTTGACGATCTCGGGATATTCACCTACCACGGTCACTGCGGTCGCATCGCGCTCAACGCTACGGAACAGCCCTGGGACGCGGTAGCGCTTGCCCGGCTCAAAGCCATCAAGCTGGTTTGTATAAACGAGTTCCATCGAAATCTCCGTAGCGGCCATTGCTGGCCGCTTCCTGGGGCGGTTATCAGCCGCCAACCGGTGGGGTGGCGGTGAGGTTGATCATTACGCCGGCCGTAACCTTGTTGCTGTCCGAGTGCTTGACCCAGTTCGCAGCAGAGCCGACGGCAGCCAAGGTTGGGTTGGTGCCACCGGTGGACTCCTTCCAGCTGTAACCCAGCACGTCGATGTTGACGGTGCCCTCGGCGCGGTAACCGATAGCCAGGTTTTCCTCGTCGTTCACGTCGTACGAACGGAAGCCCGGGGCCTGGGACTCGGTGATGACGACGGCATTCGGCAGCAGGCCAAAGATCGCATCCACCGGCGCCTTGTCGGTCACCAATACTGGTTTGCCAAGGGTGCCAGGCAGGCCGCCGTAGATCACGACACCAGCTTCTTCGTAGATCTTATTCGCGATCGCTTCATCAACGATGTCGAAGTAGGCAGACGAGTGCATGACCCACAGAGCAATGCGACCAAACTTGTCGCCGAATTTGCGCATGCCACGGGTCAGGGTCTTCTTGCCGTCGGTTTCGATGTTGGCAGACACCACCATTGCGGCGTTTGAGCCGATGGCAGCCTTGAGAGCGCCGGTGGCGTACTCGATGAAGCCCTCGATGGTCGCATCAGCTACGTCGGCACCGATGATCTGGGAGAACTCATCTACTGCACGACCGCGACGCTTGAACGCCTCTTCGGTGGTCTGGTACGGGCCGTATTTCCACGGAGCCTTGACGCCTACAGCTTCGCCGGCGCCGATTTTCTTCGCGGCGACCTTGCCGTCGGAGTTGACATCGCGGTGTTCCAGACCGCCGCCGAGCTTGTAGAAAGCACGCTTGCGAAAGTCGCCTTGGATCAGTTCGTTGTCGAGGACGATCGCGCCGTTGGACGAGGCGTTGAACACGTCCAGGTTATCCTGGATGCGCTCCAGGTAAGCAGTTTGCGCCTCATCGTTGTAGATGATCAGGTCGCTGTTGACAGTTGTAGCCATGGGTCTTTCCCCTTACTTGGGCAATGCGAGATATGCGGTTTGGCCGTGCTTGCGCTGAAAATCGCGCTTCTGCTCGGAGGTCATTTCGGAGCGCTTCGATGCAGCCTGGCCGCCGCCCCCGCCCGGGGCATGTGTCCCTGAAGCCCTTGGCCACAGGTGGGGTGCACTTTCGCGCAGAGACTCGGCCCATTCGAGCGGAGTCAGAGGGGACTTGCCGTCTTTGCCGAGGATGGTTTGGCCATTCTCGTCAACGGCGACCGCTTCGCCCTCTTCGTTCAGAGAGAACACGCCTTTGGCGCGCAGGATGATGTCGTCCGTTGCTTCCGGCAGCGCGCCGGCTTTCAGTGCTGCACCGCGTACAGAGTCGCCGAGGACTTTGCCCTGGAACTTAGCAGCGAAGGCTTCAGCCTTCTCAGCGCGACCGGCGAGCATCTTCAGTTGCTTGTCGTGCTCGCCACGCAGGCGCTCGGTGCGCTTATTGAATACCTCGTCTACCTTGCCCTCGGTCAGCAGCTTGGTTTCTTCGTCCTGGCCCGCCCGACTGAGCAGACCTTTGACAGCGTCGATGTCGATGCCTTCAAACTGGGTTTCGAACTGGGTCAGCTTGCCGGAGGTTTCCTTCAGCTTGCCCAGAAGCTCCGAGTTCTTGGTTTTGAGACCAGACACAGATGCTTCAACGGCAGTCGCGATAGCGGCCTTGATTGCCGGGTTTTCCAGGTCGATTTCGTTTTCTTCTGCCACGTGATGCACCCCTTGGGTATGTCGGCCCGCTTAGCAGGCGAAAAAAAGCCCCGGCATCTGCCAGGGCTGTGTTGATTCTCAGATGGAGTTTTCAATCATTAAGTGGAAGCCGAATGTTATGGAAATTCATTGCAATAGCTTCAAAAAAAGCTTCCTTTGTTTCCGGCAAAACAGGTTTTTTGAATTCCTTCAGCGTGGTTTTCACATGTATTTGCAAATCATCCAAGTCATCAAACGTGAATATTGCGTTCACTGCTAGATCCTGAAACATCTCAGGTCGAGTCGAAAAATCAATATTCTCTGCATACCCCAAGGTCTGGGGAAGAAGTGTTTCATCGCCGTGAAAAATGAAGCTTTTGATTGGGAGTGTGATATCGAACTTCTTAGAATAGAAACCGATCCACTGGACTCTTACCGGCCTCTTCCCTCTTGATACCACGGAGACTACCAAGCGCTGCTTGACCTGCCGTTGTTCAATTACGAGATCTTCCACGTCCTCTTTGCGCTGCACATGCGATTGCCAGAGAGCGACAGCTACAGCGAAGAAAGCGCCGGTACCTGCAACCCAATCCCCCATGCTGCCCCAGTTCAGTACGTACTTGGTCGTAGACTCTGAATTAAGATTGATACCTATGGTTAATCCAGCCAAGCCGCTGACAAGGCACGCAATTAACAATGCAACCACGATAAAATACTTCATGACGCCTCCATTTAATGGGGCGTTATAGCAACCCTGCACGCTCAAAAGCCAGAGGTTCTAAGCTCTTCATCTGCGCCAGGGTCAGCGCTGCGAAGTTGCGATCAAGCTGCAGCTCGGCAAATCGCTCGACGGTCAATCCGCCCTCCCGGAACAGCTTCGCCCGTACAGGACCGATTACGACGTCCTGGAACGAAGCCGGCTGCTGCTGAAGCCAGTGGTAGTAGTCGAGATCAGCGCTGACCTGTTGCCCGCCATTGGCACCAACAGAAGCCCGCGTAGCGCCTTTGGCGAACATCGCGCTGAGCTTGGTCAGCAGAATGAAGGTGGTTCGACAGTTCGGGTGGAATGGAGGCCTCGGCCCAGAATCCGCCGGAAACTTGCGCTTATCCATCGAGCGGCATTGCTGGCTGGTCTTGCTGTCCAACGTAGCCACCATCTGGATTTCTTCGACGATATCCGTGTTGGCCTTTGCCACCTCCATACGAGCCTGGGACGACACATGCTGAATAGCGGTGTGCACCACCGTGCTGGCATTGCGGTTGGTGGTGGCCAGGATGCCGTCTTTGTACCCTGCTGCTTTGGTGCCGCGAATGTTGCGGATAATCTGGAAGTTCGTCTGCCCTTCAAAGAAGCCCTGCCGGATCGTGCCCGTAACGCGCTCACGCTCCGCACTGGTCCAGCCCTTAATGAACGCCTTAAGCAGCTTTCCGCCACCGGTGCCGCGCACGCTGAGCGGGTTCGTCAGCACTGCGGTACGGATTGCAGCGGCCGTCGGTGCCACGACGTCGAGCGACACGCCAACCGGCGCCGACCTTGCAAGGCTGGTCGCCTCGAACTCAGCCTCGTAGTTGGCGATGTCCACCAGGTCGAGGTTCAGTTGCGCGCTGTACCGGTCGAAAATGCCCAGCAGCAGGCTATCCACCTCCTTCAGCAACGCCTCCAGGCGCTTGACGTTGTACTCGGTCAGGTCCGACTGAGTGAGCCGGTCACGGATCGAGCGATCAATCTCCTTGAGGAAGGGGGCGAACTTGCCCACCTCCCCAGCCTTGAGCTTTTCGAGAAAGACAGCGTGCCGGATGGTTGCGTCAAGTATTGCTTGGTTCGCCGCCATCTACTGTGTCCTCGTCGTCCAGGCCCAGGCCATCGCCCTGCTCTTCCAGCTCGCCGTCGATCTGTTGGTCGGTGCGCTCCGGTGCGATCAGTCCAAGCTTACGCAGGTAAGCCCGCAAGTCGGCCTTGGCGAATCCGCCGTTCTGCCACAAGCCAACCAAGGCCGTGATCATCTGCGGATCAGCAGTGAGCTCGACGAACTCCTGATTAACTTGGTAGGCGACCTTCTTGTCGGCGACGCCCATGTAAGCGCAGCACCACATGATTGCCCGGGTGTAGGCCTCGCTGACGTTGGCCACGCAGCCAGCCAGCACCGAAGTCGAAGCCGACTGATCGCCGCGGGACTCCGTAGCGGTCTTGGTAGCAAGTGACGCAACCACCATCCGGGCGCCCAGCTCGATCATCATCTGGTTCTTGTCGTTCATTGCCTCCCTAACCAGAGTGTTCGGCAGCGGTTGCGAGTATTCGAAGCGGCTACCCACCGGCAGAAGCATCGGCGCCCTTGAACCGACGTAGATGCCATGCTTCTCCATCCAGTCGCGCCAGTGCTCGTCCAGGCCTGTGATCGACGGCTGAGCCTGCCCGCACCAGAACACACTGTCCTCATAGTCAGCACTGTTCCGGAAATGGCCCAGGTTGATCATGGCGATGTCGTAGAGCGGTGACTCATCAATGCTCGGGTCATTGTTCTGCGCACCGACGAAGGTGAACGGTATCTCCTTGAGGCGACCGGTTACGCCTTCGGGCTTGAACTCTTCGATGACCGCCAGCGGTCCTCCGCCTTTCGGACCGGATCGACGCCAGACCCGGCACACAAAGCCGTCGTCCTCCAGCGCAAGCTCCCGGTACTGCTCAGCCGTCTTGTAGCCAAATCCGTCAGGAATCTCCGGAGATTCGCGCAGCACCACCAGCGTCAGCACGCTATGGCCGTTCACCATGCCCGTGCGCCAGTTGATGATGTCTTCAGCGCAATAGGACAAGATCACCGAATGCCCGCCGATGCCGTCGTCTTGGTGAAAGTCGACGTAAAGACCGTGGCGGCCAGCTTCAAGCACCTTCTCAAGCGTGCCCTGTGAGTGCTGGTAAATGCTCACCCCGGATCCGTTGGCATTGTCCTGCAGGTATTCAAGTTTCTTGGGGACCGTCAGCGTCGGGTCTTTGTGGAAGGCCAGGCCCAGCAGCCCGTTACGGGTGTGCCCGGTGGCGTTCTTGAACACTGCCCGCTCTCGATAAGCCCGGTTCCTGTCTTCGTTCTCCGGCGACTTGTCGTGTGCGTTGATGTACGGCAGCCGATCGACAACACGATGCTGGCCCGCGCAGACGTCGCGAACGGTCGCCCATCGGTCCAGCACTGCCGTGTATTCCGCCCGCTTGAAGGAGACGTCGTTGCTCATCGGGCGTATCCCATTTTGATAGCGGTGACCGGTTTGATGATCGGGTACTCGCGGTGGATGAAGTAGCCTCCGGCGTCGTTCGCGTGATCGATGCCGGCGGTTTTGTCTGGCTCCCCGTTTGCGCCCCACACCTGCTGCTCCAGGCCGTCGGCGTAGGTTGCGCAGGTGAACGGATTGACCAGGTAGCGGCGCTCGCCCTGCGCATTGCAGAAGACGGCGTTCATTGCGTTGATTCGGTCCTTCACCGGCGGGTTTGCCGCTGGAGCGATGACCGCGAACCCGGCCTGCTTGAGCATGGCAAGGTCGGTGATACTTGCGTTCACAGACTTGCGCGAATCGCCCGAGGCATCCGGGTAGATCCTGATCTCGCACGTCTTCTTGAAGTCATTGCCGTCGTGCTGCCAGTAGCGCTCTTTGATGCGACGGATCATGTCGGGCGTGTCGTAGCCGTCGATCAACTCATCCACTGCCCTGGGCAGCCCCTGGTCGCGCTTGACGTGGGTGATCGCCGCCATCTTGCCGACGTTGAAGTCCATCCCGATGAACAGCGGCTCGCCGGGCTGCACGGTGTCGAAGCATCCGTTTAGCTTGCGGTCGTAGGCCGTGTAGATCGTGCCGGACGTCAGGTTGACGAACTGACCACGGAGATAGGCCTGGATCAGTTGCGGCGGATACGACTCCATCAGGGAGGCGATGTAGTCGTCCGGCAGGTTCAGCTCGTTGTCGAACGTGCTGGCCTGCACCAGGCCGTACATGTCGTTAAGCACTGGTTTGTCGCGCAACTGCTTCACGAACTGCTGGTAAACGAACTTGAAGCCCTCAGGCGTAGTAGTGACGTCCACCCCGTTCTTTAGTCCGGGCAGGTTGTAACGCATCCGGGCAATGATTTTGCGCCAGGCCTGCTGAGCCTTCAGCAAGCTCATCACGTCCAGCTCATCCACCAGGGCCTGACCGATCTTGAAGCCGACGATGGTCTGGGGCTTCTCCATCGAGCGGCATATCACAGTGCCGCGGTACTGCCGGCCGCTGTAGATGTGAACTTCGTGGTTCGCCTGGTTGATCTTGGTCTTCAATCCCCAGTCGTAGGCCACCTCATCCATGGTCGGATAGAAGATGTCTCGGATCTGTGGGTAAGTCGGTGCGAAGTAACCAGCGTTGACGCCGGGCCACTCCATGAAGTGCTTGCTCAGTGCCGAGCAGCCTACCCAGGTCTTACCTGAGCCGAACCCGGCAACGAATGCACGAAACTTGTGGGGCAGTGTGAGGAACTGAGCCTGCGGAACGTTAAGGCTCGGCATTCGGCTTCCTCGCATCCACCACGTCGACTTGGATACGGGTCGGGATCACAGGTTCGTCGCCCGCCTCTTCCTTCCGGGCTCGGTTGACGTAGATGTCGCCACACTCTTTGGCTGCCTGCTCCAATAGCTGGGCAGTGAGTGCAATGTTCTTTGAGCTCTCGGCCTTTACGGCCATCCGCCCGAGGGCGCGCAAACGATAGGCACGGTTCGCGATTGGAATCTCGGCCGTTTCTTCACGGAACCGCTTGCGGGTGTCATGGAACAACGTCACCCACTTCACCGCTAAGTTCACCCCGGCACGCTTGGTGGGGTCGTGCGACTCACACAGCTGGCGAGATATCTCAATGCCGAATTCCTGCTTGACCTGCTCCACCACTTGGGAGGGAGTGTCAAAGCACGCCAACGCCTGAACGATGAAGCCTTTCACCTCATTTTTCAGGGCTGCCATAGATTTGGTTCCGTCTAATGCCTGTCAAAAATCAGGCCGACTTGAGCAGACAGGTTCCGCAGGCCCTCGATATGTTCAATTTCCCCACCTCAGCAGGTTTGTTTGCAGCATCCACCAGCACCTGAACGTCAGGGCTTGCACCGTAGCGGCGAACCACACCGACGAACTCCTCGACATCGTGTGAACGCATCTCCAGCTTCGGCGCCCCTTGCTTGTTGAAGGCTGGCTGTCCGTACTTATCCATGGCGTGTGCGATGTGATAAAGCTCATGCTCTACCAGGGCACAGAAGTCGGTGTCGCTGCACTGGTCGCAGTAGTCAGCAGCCAAGGTGATGATGAAGGTCGGCACATCGCCGAACCAATCACGCATCTGTTGCTCCATCCGGGCTTTCTGCCACCCGCCAGCGCGGAACGCTACCTGCTCGGCCTGCCCCAGGACTGTACGGCCCTGCTTGGCGAAGCTCGACGACGCCCACATGATCTGGATGTCTGCGTCCAGCAAGTGGGCATGGTCTTCGTTGTGAATGCAGCCGGTGTCGGCAAGGATCTCGGCTTGGAGCCATTCCCACACTTCAGGCGCTGGGGCCAGGCGGATACCGAAGTCGGACAGATCCGACACTTCAAGAAGTGACGATGGGGGGTACGGCCTGTCCATGGATCACCTTGAACTTGAAATAGTGGCGCGTTGCCGGTATTGGTGAGTTTCAACTCACGGAAGGAATGCAACATGACCCAAGCAATACAGGCGCTGGCAACAACGTATGAACGCCAGAAGTCAGCCTTAGAAAAGCGAGCAATTGCCGTCGCGGCAGCTTTGACAGTGATCCACGCAAAGGCAGCCAACACCCCAACCAATTGCAACATCATCTCTGATGAAATGGCCAACCTCAGTCAATACGCCGACCTGATTATTGCGGCGCTAGAGATCGAATAGGACCGTAGTGCCGCACTCACCTGCGGCACACCTACCCCTCCGCGTTATCCAGCAGCACGTCAATCAGCTTCTGCTCACCCAGGCGCATGGCACCCAGGCATTTCAGGTCGTCACACTTGGGACCAAGGCCGAACACGGTCACCTCTCCCTTTGCGCCGATCATCGTCAAGGCACCTACCGTGCATTCGGGATGCTCGCCGGCATCCAGGTCGTCGGCAATCTTGCGCAAGGTCTTGGCAGCGTCGCGCCACCCCTCACGCTTGAGCTCAACAATCTTCATTGTCATGCGGTCACCTGCTGCAGCCACTCTTCAATGATCCGCCGCACTACTGGCTCGGTCAGGATGGCTGAAGGCTTCTTGCCCTCAACCACCGCCCGGATCAGTTCGCGGGGTAGGACGTGTACGCCATCACTGGCAACCACCATCAGGTGCGGACGCTGGTCGGCTATGTCGTGGATCGTCGCGGTCATTGCGTCACCATATGGTGTGTCTGTGCGTGCGCATGGCCGTGCAGCAATCCAACGATCAGGCCTTGGGGCAGCCCGGCTTCCTTGGCGGCGTCCACGGCATCAGCAATGGCCTTGTCGAGAGCGCTCACTGCCTTGTTGATGTCCGGGCTCATCGGTAGCGCGTGGCGCAGTCGGGTGACGTTGCTCATCTGCAAAACCTCGCGCCACGATTTGGCGCATTCGAAAACGTGGCGCGGATTACGGTGCAAGCCGCAACTGCTGATCGAAAAGCTCCCGGATCTCTACGAGCCTGCCCATCACAACCGGCTCACCCTTCAAATGGATCAGGTGAGCCAGTTGGTGGACGATCCCCTCGTCCGAAAGCACCTGGCTTGTCGGCAGCTCCTTGAACCAGCACACGAACACCGCGAAATGCATTGCCCCTGACAGTTCCTTCAGGAAGCGCTTGTCAGTCAACTGGACGTATCGGGCATGCTCTTCGCGGAGGCCTTGGTAGCTGGCTGAGTAGCGGTTGCTGCCAATGAAGTAGTCCATCAGCCGGCCTCATCGACCTTGCGCTCAGCCCAGCGCTTACCGAGCTGACGAGCCTGCTCAACACCCAGCACACCTACAAAGCCGGCAGTGGCGAATGACCAGGCAATGCTGAATCCGAACTCTTTAACTGTCAGGCCAACCACCATCACGATCAGCGCGCCGAGCGTCGCCTCGATGAACTGACGCCAGGGCTTTGTCTCCTTTGCGTCGTACTGGATGCGAAGCCAGGTCAAGGCAAAGGTCAGCACCATGGCCAGACCGTTCTCTCTCAGCGCGGTCAGGACCAGAGCCCAGAAGGAAGGGTCTTTATCAGGCATGTTTGGCATCTCGGTATCCTCCCGGTGAGGGAGTGGAGGAATAAAAAAGCCCGCTCAATGGCGGGCATATGGCGGCATGCTATCGTTCGGCGTCCACACAGAACGGAGGCAAGCAGCTCATGGAAAACGAAAAATCAGCAACTATTCAGGTCACATTCACTACAGGCCATAGAAATCTTCCGTACGCCACCGATCTGGAGACTGGCCACCATCCAATGATCTGGTTATCGAAAGAGCCTGATCGTATCAATGAGATCCCCGAGCTTGAAGGTGAGCCAGAACTGAAGGGTTTTATTCAAGCTATAAACGGTCCCGGCCAAGACTTCGAAACGTTTCGCTGTGCGCACTCGACAAAGGAAGATGAAAAAGGCACCACCCGATCCATGTACGTCGCAATTATCTTCAGGAATCGTCAGTGGGCGGCGGCGCCTGACCCATATCTAATTGTGTCCCGCAATATCGTAATGTCGGCAGCTCATAGTGATCTGTTCCCAGACGGTGCCTTTCCTTTTGAATTGCGGCTGCGTAATCACTGGCTGAAGGAAGAGCGGGTGTATGCGTATACGGCAGACATTCAGTTTTACATTCAGGCCCCAGATGAAGCACAAATGCGTGAGGAACTGGGCCGCCAAACCGCTTTCCTTGAAAAGGCACTAAATCACCCATAAGCGAACCACCTTGCAGGGCTAGACACCGACACGCCTTCAGCCCTGCGCTCAAGTGCCAGATAACAATCCGGCTCCAACTGCACTCCCAGCTCGGAGCAATGTGTGTGGTGGAGCCGAAAACTAAAAGGCCCCGATCAATGTCGAGGCCCTGAATAGGTGCGCGGTCTTTCCCGCAGTCAGCCGAAGACGATCCAAGCGTCGACGCCCTAATGCATCGATCTCGCCGTTCCTGTCTCGCGCCACCCTGTAAGCACAGTGAGGTCAGGGTGCGCGGGCTGCCGGTGTTTTTCCGTAGCGCTGCACTACCGGCTTATCAGCGTCCAGGCCTTCCGTGAGGCTGCCCTGGCTGCAGTAAAACTCAGGCAATAAAAAACCCGGCGCAGTGGCCGGGTTCTTATTAGTCAGTCCTACACACGCAGGAATGACAGGATGGGTATAATTTCGCTCATCCGCTCACTGATGTCAACAGGGAATCACGCAGCACGATCAATCAGGAGACCTTCCGCCTCAAGAATCTCTCCAGCATGCGCCAGTGCCGCGTTTACCAGGTCATCGGCAGCCTTCCCGACGTCCTGTCGCCACCGGCGCCGAGTCGACTCTGGTGTGCCGTCATTGTCCCAAGTATTCATGTCGTAGAAGCTATCCTTCAGCACGATCATGTCGGCGGATCGGGATTCGTCTTTCTTCGCTTTTGCCTGGCCAGCCGCCAACGCTGCTTTTACGACGGCTTCGCGGCGCCACTCAGGCGCATCAAGTGGAATCTCGACGGATACCGACGTAGCCACCTTGGGGCGCGCGCCCTTCAACTGCGGGATTGCCCAGGCCGTAGTCGCCTTGAACAGGAACAGCTTCGGTGCCGGGGTGCTTATCAGGGCCTGCAACGCAGCAATGGCCTGCACCTTGCGTCCACGGTGCGTGCTGTACTTCGCCACAAGCGCATCCCAGTGCTTCGGCTCGAGAGCACTATGCAGTCGGGCAGATACCCAGCAATCAACTTGCGTGCGGTCGATGGCGTCGGCCCCGCGGGATCGAACCAGAGTTGCCAGATCGCCCCCCTCTTCCTCATCGGCCGAGTTGTACAGCTTCTGCCATGCTTGCTTGCTGGTGTTGTCGATGGCTTCGGCGGCGAGGGCCGAAACAACTGCGTTCAATACGCCTGGATAGATCATGCTGCAGCCCTCTTGAGTTCTCTGGTCTTTGCCCGGTATTCGGCGGTCATCGCCTTCAGCTCTTCCACGGTGTATTTCTTGGCCTCATGAGGGCCTTCCAGCCAATCGAGAGCCTCGGCGCCGATACGCTTCACCAACTCAATCCGGTAATTCACGATGTTCCCGGAAAGCCGGGTGTTGCACGGCGAGCACTGGCGGTGGCAGTTCATCGGCTCAAAGCGCAGGGCCGGATTGCTCCCCACGGTCCGGTAATGGCCGGCGTCATACTTGCCCTGGTGGTGCCGGCCGCAGCTGACGCATGGCAGCGCCGCGTCACGGGCGCGAACCCAAGCGTTGAAGGCCTGTTGAGTGTCCTTGAGGTGATCGGCCCTGCTCTTCAGCTTCTCCTTGCGGACCTTGATGTCCTTGTGTTCGATGTCGGCAAGCGCCTTGCGGGCCTTCGGCTCATGCCTTGGCGCGTCGATCATCGCGCACGCCGGACTGCACACCGCCTGACCCATCCGCGACGGCACGAATGAGGCCCTGCACGTAGCAACGCGGCATTTCTTCGGCTTGGCCGGCTTCCGTTCGATGGTCATTGGTAAATGCTCCCAGGCTGGCCGCGCTCGTTGCTGTCCGTGCATGCCAGATCATGGTCGCTTGCCTTGGGGCAGCGTTTGCAGCCACACACAGGGCACAGAATCATTCTGGTGGATGACAGCGGAAGCCACATGGAGCCGACCTGCTGGCCCAGTTTTTGCTCGGCGATGCACCGGTGGCATTCGCATTGCTGATCGCTCATCAGTACCTACCTCCCCAATTGTCCTTTTGTGTCCAGCGCACCTGGTGCTCGGCGCCGAAGGCATGAACCCACTCGATCAACTCGCCGCACTGCTTCACGGTGAGCTTGCTGGTGCGCTCGTAGATGACGTCGAAGCCGTTGCCGTCTACCGCTGGGATCATCTGCGGCTGGTCGCCCGACTCGCGCAGCCAGGCGGCGGTCAGCAGGCGTTTCCAGATCAAGACGTCCCATTTCTTCCCGGCGTGCTCGACCTGGGCGGCGATATCGGCCAGGGCCGCGTGCAAGGCCTTGTTCTGCTCCCCACTGCGGTCCACTTCGGTGATGGCGAGCTTCTTGGGCTTGGTGATATCCATTCCAGCGATATGCCCAATCACCCGGGCACGGTCCGATTCGTTGCGGATCTGGAGGCTGGTCATTGGGTAAGCCCCGCATATATCGCCATCCACACCGCCAGTACCAGGCCTACGAGGATTGACGAGAGAAGGACAAGGAGCGTGCAGTAGGCGAAGCGTTGAAGGACTTTTGAGGTCTTCATGACTGCTGACCCTTAGCCATGGCGGCGTCGGCTGTTGCACGCGTTTTCGGGCATGGCAGGCCGCCGTGATCGGTGTACACGCCGCAAATCACGCAGCCGGTGTATCCAATCGAAGGTTCATGTAAAGGCTTGAAAGGGTGGCGTGCATCACGCTCCTTGCGCAGCGCCTCGTTCTCAGCCTTCAGCTCGCTCGCTCTCCGCGCCAGCCCAATCAGGTAATCCTGAGCGCTGTCTTCTCCAGCCGCGTCAAAGCCAAGCTCCCCCGCCACGCATTTGATAATTCCGCTCATGCCGAGGCTGACGGTCTGGCATACCTCTAAATTGGCCACTTTCTGCTTCAGCTCAGCATTCACCCGCTCGTAGGCTTCGTAGCCGGTACGTAGGCCGGCGACTTCGGCGCGGAGCTGGTCTCGCTCGGCCACCGCGTTTTCGGCAACTCTACTGAACGCACGCAGGGCTAGTTCGTCACGCTCGTTCTCGGCCTTGAGCAGAACGTTCTGGTCCTCGAGTTTGGTCATCATCAGATGCCATTCGGGCTCATCGTTTTCGGACTTAAGGCGCTCGTTCTCGGCGATCAGGGCCAGGACTGCGGCAGGGTTGGCGGCGGCAATATATGCCGCGTCTTCGGCGGTCATGCTCACCATGTGGTGAACCGGAGTTTCGTCGGTGCCCAGCGCTACGGATCCATTGACGACCGGATACGGGGCCTTGAGTTGCGGGTGATCCTTGGCGGTGAATATCCGCCGCTCGACGTGCGGGCGTCCAATTCGGCAAGGAAGCTCTGTTTCGATTACCTGCCAATCGCCTTGGGTTGCAGCCTCGGCCAGACGTTTCAGTTCGGTGTACTCGCTCATAGCCGCCGAACTCCCTTCTTAGCCAGCGCCTCACGCTCAGCACAAGGCGTGCAAAGCTGAACCCCCGGAATAGCCACACGACGACCCTCCGGGATCAACTCACCGCACCCCGCGCACTCTGTGGCGCTGATACCGGTGTAGCGAGGGATCTGGGAAAGGGACCGATTCAGGGCCTCTTCGATTACATCGTCAGCCTGGTCGCAGATATCACTCATGTTCGTTTCTCCGCGCCGCACACCGGCTCGCGCTTGATGTTCATTTTTGCCAGCAGCAGCTCGCGGGCTGACTTGCCGTCGGCCGGAATGCCTTGCTGAATAATTTTTGCCTGGACCTGCTGGTCGGCCAGCTCGTTGGCGAGCTCGAAGGCCGTCTTCTGGCTGTCGTGGCCGATCCCGGTGAGGATCTTCCCGTCCAGCGGCTGGTTTTCCTGGGCGCGGCGGATCACCACGGCGTAGTTGTGTTCGAAGCGCTGACGAAGGCCCTTGTCTTCCTGCTTGGCTGAGCGCAGGTCGAAGATTCCGGTCTCGTTGGCAGCGATGCGCACGCCTTCATGGCTGTAGACGCCCATCAACGCCTCCACCCATGCGTCAGCGCTCGCTGGCAGGCCGAACGCCTCAGGTCCAGGCTTGCACCAGCCTATGAACTGGCCGACGCTTGGCGCGAACGGTGAGCCGCTTTTCCGGCACTGCTCGATTCCATAGCGGATCTGCTCCAGTGTGCGGATACCGGCAGCCATGAAACCCATCGTCCAGTTGCGCATTGCTGCGGCCTTGGCCTTGTCGTCAGGCCACGCCTGCTTGTGGGCCGGGAAGATGGCCTGCAACTGGCGAAACAGGCGTTCAACCACTTCGCCGGTTGCGTCATCTACTACGCCGAGCTGGGTGCCGGTTTGCGCCGTGGCCTGATAAGGGGCGGCGGTTCCCAGCGCCCGAGCAGCGCCGGGGATCATCTGAGTGACGTTCTTCATAGGTCATCACTTGTATCAGTGCGCCACGACTGGTCGTAGAAGTCCGGCCCATTGCCGACAGTCCTACCACCAGCCACGACCTTCTCAGGGAACAGACCGGTCCAGCCATTGCTGATGGACTGGTTGATCACGGCGTCAGCGTCGGGGTGGCCTGCCAGGGTCTTGGCTTGACGGGCACAGGTAGTGGCGGTCAGCGACTTGCGGATCTCCTTGCGGTGTTGGCACCAGTCAGCCCAAGCAGTGGCGCTGACATTGGTCGGCTTGGCAGTCAGCGGGTCGAATTTCTCAGCCTTCGATTTTTTGCGAGAGGGAGCTTTAGCGACCGGCTCTTTTACTGGTTCCTTGACTGGTTCAAAAGAGTGACTGGTTCTGGGGGCAGCTCCTGCCCCACCCCCTGGGTTATCTCCTGCCCCAGGTAGGGCAGCTCCTGACCCACTATTAAGCGAAAGGTGGAAGAGATTCGACTGATTAAGCTCACCCTTGCGACGGAACTCACGACGCAGCAGGCCGCACTTCTCCAGCTCTCGAATGTGAACCTTCACAGTGGAGCGACCGATCTCACACTGATCAGCGATATGCTGATACGACGGCCAGCACTCGCCCACGTCGTTGGCGTTGTCAGCCAGCTTGATCAGTACCAGCTTGCGCAGCGGGTTTCCGACCTTGGTCTTCATGGCCTTGACCATCAGCTCCATGCTCATTGCAGGGTCTCCCACTGAGGCAAGCAATCGCTTCTCAGGAGCTTGTTAAAAGCCCTTTCACGAATGGATCGAGGGTCGACACCGGTCAGGCGGCGGATCAACACCTTAGAAGCAAGAACGGCCGTCATAAGCTCGAAACGGGCGTCGTTCGTGCAGTCTTCACACTTCGATTCCTCTTCATCCAGGTAGACGCTCAGAGAGAACTCGCTTTTGTCCCAAGCCATATAGGCGAGCTGGTCATTGGTGAACTGTTCCATGTAGGCGTCGTCAATCATCGTCGCCTGGATTTTTGGTTCGTCTTTCATGGTCAGAACTCCAGGCGCTTGATTTCGGAGAGAAGAGCCCGGCTATGGCGCTGGATGTAGATCTGGCTGAGCTTCTGCTTGCGGGATTCGAAGTCCATGCCTACATCGATCAGAGACGCGTTGACGCGCTGCAAGTGTTCAATGCACCGAATCTCGCAAGGCGTTAGGTGGTCACGGATCGAATCTGTAGGGCTGATGCAATGCGCCGCCCGGTACACCTTGGAAGGCATGCCCAGGGCGATACGGTTGATCAGGTCGAACTCATTGCTGAAGTGGTAGTGCTTGATTTCTTTGCCGGCGGCGAGGCGCCCGTGCTTGATGGCGTCGGTCAGAGCTGGAGCTTCGAGGCGGGCTCGCTCGCGAGACATGGCCCGATCAACCCCTTCACGGATGTTGTTGGCCGCAGATCGCTTAACCGACTGAAAAGTGCGATATACGTCAACCTCAAAAGCTGGCTCGATCCAGGCCGCATAGCGGATAGCGATCAGCTCATCGGCGAAGGTTCCGCCAGCGCGCCCTGGCCGCTTCACACAAACTGCTATTTTCGTAGCAGTTTCGAGAGCCCCAATAAAAGCGGATACCGACTCAGATTTTAGGAAGTTACCAGGGCGCTGGCTTTCTGTAGCCTTACCGCTTTCCATTGCCGACCGGTGAAGATCGTTCAAGGAGTAACGACCTTCCTCGTCACGACGGATTATCACGGCCCCGATATTTACCTCATTAATGCGCGCCACGTTTTCAGAGATAACGAATCGTGGCGCGGAATGGATAGAGGCGGTGTTGACATTAATCTGCTGAGTGCGCATTATTCGCTCCAGAACTGATTTGAAATTGCTGCACGAAAAGCCACCATTGCCCGGTGGCTTTTTTGTGCGTCCGATTTACTGCTTGGTTGTTTCACTGGCAGATCCTCAATAGTCCCTGGGGGACTTATCAGCCCTTGCGTCCTATGGAAGCGACGTTGCTCCGGCTCTTTGGTGGTCGCGTCATGCGATCCAGCGCCCGGTTCATGATTGTTGCGGCCAGCTCTTCGGGGGTTACTCCGTTGCGTCTGGCCAACAACTCCAGATCAGCGACTCCCTGCCAATCGAGCTGGATTTCCAGCGGTTTTCTTTCAGGCACAGGGCCTCCTCGGCTACTTCAGGCCACGTCAGTCTTTGCGTTAAGCTCTTCCATCATCTGGTTCAGTCCGCGCTCAAGAATTTCCCGAGCAAGAACGGCTTTCTGGGTCCGCTGGAAGCGAGCCATCGCTGTCAACAAATCATCAGCCACCTCATCCAGGCGAACCTTGGTCGGCTTGTCGTGTAGGTGATCGGGTGCGAAGTACGACATCTGTGTTTCCTTGTGTGAATGGAAGTGGTTAGTCAGGCAGCAGATTTTTTCGGGTGGGCTTCGGACAGCAACCAAGAGGCCTCGAATGGCTTCCCGTTTGCGGCTGCTAAAGCAGAAATTCGCTCGGCATAGCGCGTCTCACCGGTGTACTCGGTGCGCGGCAAGCATTCAGCGGTGAGCCATTTGTAGACGGCACGCGGCGTCTTTCCGCAGGCCAGGGCAACCACCGGAACGCCGCCGGCGTCATCAATCGATTTCTTCAGTGGGCTCATATGGCCTCCGGGTAAATTATGAACTTGCAGTACATATTATGTCGGAACTGAAAGTACATGCAAGGGCATGCGATATTGAACCTATGGTTCATATCGAAGAAATACGCGCTGCTTTCGCTTCCCGCCTCAAAAAGTCAGTTGCCGCAAAAGGCATTGATCAGTGGGGGGCGGGCGCTCGCTTGGCTGAAATAGCGAAGGTCACGCCGAAGGCTGCCAGTAAATGGCTGAATGGCGAGTCCATGCCAGGCCCTGCCAAAATGCAGGCAATCGCTTCCTTTTTAGGGGTCAAGGTGGAGTGGCTACAGCACGCTGCCGGTGACGGTCCTGCTCAATTAGCAGATGCCGCTGAGCCGGAGCCGACCACTGCCGCCGACAAGGTGCGGGCAATGTTGGCTGGCAAGACTCTCAGCGAAGAGCGGCTTCAGCGGCTTCTCGCCGTAGCCGAAGGTGATGAAGTCGAAGCATCTGGCGGAGTGCTTGTGCACGACGCATATCGCCCAGGCAAGGTCGGGGATGAAGTTTGGATTGCCCACTACGACATTCGCGGCGCTTTAGGTGGCGGGGAGGTCGCCCATGACTACCCGGAGATGCTTCAGGACGTGCGCGTCAGTCCTTCACAGCTTCGGGCGATGGGTGTTGAGTTCGTTGAACACTACCACCTGAAAATGATTACAGGCTGGGGGCAGTCGATGACACCAACAGTCAAGCATGGCGACCCTTTGCTGGTCGATATCAGCATCAAGGAATTCATTGGAGACGGAATTTACTTCTTCTCCTATCAGGGCTTCCAGTACATAAAACGCCTGCAGATGAAGGGCAAGACCAAATTCAAAATGATCTCGGACAACAAGAAGCACCCGGCCGAGGACATTTTTGCCGACGAGACCTACATCCAAGCGCGCGTGTTGCTCGTCTGGAATGCCCACTTGGTATAAAGTCTATGCGCAAACCCAACCAAGATATTCACAGCGATCTCAACGAGTTAGCGCTCGACCTTGAGCAAGCCGCAGACGAAGTGCTGAGAATCACTAAGGACTGCCGAGATGTCGATGCGACAGCTGCCCTTATGCTGATTGCGAAACTCTACAAGCATGCGGATCGGGCGGCGTCGCTTGCGGATGCGGTGAAGGCGTGAAGGTTGTGCGACCTACCTAGCCAGAATGGCATTGCGCACTTGAGCGAGAATTTATGCGTAATCATGGCTTGTGGATATGGGAAGAAGACGAGTGCCTAGCCCTTCGCAGAGCGATTGCCGCTTATAACGCAAGCAGGCAAAAGGCGGATCGTCTAGCTCGGAGCACCATAGCGAGCGAGATAGGGGTATCCACTTCGACCATTAATAATTATTTTCTAGGTACTAAGGCTCTAGACATTGAGGTTGCTCAAGCGGTTCTTAAGCTTACCGGCATTCCTGTGGAGCGGTTCAGTCAGAGGCTCGCAGAAGATCTGAGGTTAAAGCATGACCCTAACCAAACCTAATCAAGACCTAAAGCGCGACCTCCAGGGCATCGCCTCGGACCTCAAGTGGTCCGCTGTCGAACTGATGCGAATCGCTGGGCGATTGAGCCTGGCCGGAAATGAGGCAGACGCCCAGGCCGTGCTGAAGATGTGCACCGTGTTTCATGATGGGGAGGATCGCCTTGTGGGTTATGCGGATGAGGTTAAGGCGGGGGAAATAACGCGTGCCCGCCAGGCGTAGAAGGAGCAAAATCGGATTTGTAAGATATTCGCCATGGATGAAACGCCTGGATCAAACCTATAATCGACTCATGAAAAAGCTCAATACCTACACACTCAGGATTAAGGGTTCCCACCCGAACAAGCTCCCGCTTGATCGGTTGGCACTCTATTTGGCCGAATTGGCCAAACTCATGGGTGAGAAGGAGCTTGTCCATTTGGACAGGGTTACCGTCGGAAGCGCTGCCCTGCGCGCATGGGCTGAGCCTGAAGCCGCTCCAGCCGTATCCGAGCGTGTATCGTTAGCTGTGAGTAACAGCGATGATGCCGACCAAGAAGCCACCAAGGCATTATCAAGAATCAACGAACTGCTAAGTCAGGACGGTAAAAAGGGTGAGCTTAAGAATCCGGCAGGAGCAGTGATTTACCCTTTCCCGGGCAACCAAAAGATCAGGCCCGAAAAAGAACTCGTCATTGATCAGGAAAGCACGGTCACAGGCCGTGTAATCAAAATCGGCGGGCGCGACGACACCATTCCCCTGCTGCTTAAAGACTCAGACGGCACGGAGTATCGCTGCACAGTGAAAGGCGAAGATCTCGCCAGGGAAATATCCTCGCACTACCTAGGAGACCCTATCGAGGTCACCGGGAAAGGAAGATGGCGGCGTACGCAGGAAGGGCGATGGATTCTTGAGAATTTGATCGTTACCGCTTGGACAGCGCTCTCCACGGATTGGGATGCTGCATATGATCTCATGGGCAAATTAGCTTCCGGCTGGAGAGATGTTGCTGACATTGAAGAGCGATGCGCTGAAATAAGAAAGGGGCATTAATTGGTAATCTGGGACACCAACATCCTCGCGCTTTACTTCAGCAACAGACTTTCTCCAGATGACCACCTCAGAGTTAAAGGTTTGGTCGCTGAGCTAGCGCGCAAACGTGAAGCTATCGGCATCCCTGCTCAGGTTTGGGCTGAATTCCTAGAGGCGGCCACCGAAAACGAGGCCGCTCAAAGTATTGCTCTATTCAAGACAAATGCCTTCAAGCTTTTGAGCTACGACATGCGTGCCGCGATAGAAACATCGCAGGTCGCTAGGCGTGGGCAAGTAGCCAGAAAAGCTAGCACAACAAAAGATCGTGGGCGTCAGGCAGTTAAAGTTGACTGGCAGATTATTGCTTTAGCTATCGTGAACAATGCTCGTTTGGTTCTTACCAATGACCAGCCGATGCTCACCGAGTGCGGAAGGCATAATGTAAAAGGCTTAGCGATAAGCGATCTTGATATACCTGATGGGTTGCGCCAGCACCCCATACCTTTCGAGTAATCAAGCCAGGCCTAGCGCCGGGCTTCTTGTTTTTGCCCTCCCCGATCTGACCAGCAGCCCGCCATTGAGCGGGCTTTTTTGTTCTGATCAGAAAGGCGCCACCTCCAGTTCGGGCTCTCGCTCGACCTCTGCAGCCCCCTCATCGCCGTCTGAAGACTCCCAACGCAGCGTCACCGACTCATCATCGTTGAATGTCATGTCTATGCCGTCCGTCTCGGATAGCAAGCCCATCACCTCCTCCCACTCTCGATCGCCATCATTGTCGAGACGATGGATTGTCACCATCCGCCTTTCCTGAGCGATCGGGTGATTAATCATCCCCGAAACCCGCAGCCCCAGCCTTTCAATTCCACTGACCTCATGCCGCGCCACTGGCTTATCTGCCTTCTTTGCCTTCGCCATTCTCACCTCCTCATGCTGTATATGCATCCAGTATTCGACGGACTATAGCGAAGCAATCCTTGGTGGTAAATCCCTAAACCGTCGACCGGTGAAATTTCGCTGGATGTGTACTTTTTTTAAAAATATGTACTTTTGGTACTTGCCTAATGTGAACTGGTGGTTCATATTTCACCCATCGCAGCGACACAGTCCCTGCGAAGGGCCTCAAAGAGGCTCGCCACACGACTGGTGAAGCCGCCAGATAGCCCGGGATCAGCGAAGTGATCTCCCAGCCCCCACCGGGGATCGACTGGAACCAAGTTCTTTAAGCAGGACGGACCAACATATTTCACTGGCAGGCCTTCGCAAGAGGGCCTGACGGGAAATCAACCCGGAGCAAGACGATGAGCAGACCCCACTACTTGTTCGAACTGGATGCCCCTGAGGCGACCGATGCTGATTACGAGGACGGAACAGGCCCTGGTAAGTACAAGGTTTTCGGATGGCGCGGCGAAGTCATCGACGTAGTTGAAACGCTGGACGAGGCTGAAGCGCTCGTTACCGCAAATCGCTGAACAACCAGCGCCACGACAGCCTGTCGTTAACTGCCCGATCACCTCGAAAGAGGCTGCATCGGAATGTCGGCGCCCCATGAAAAAAGCTGATCCAGGCCAACTGTTTGTATGCGAACGGGCGGACGTAGTTAGGCATCTTGGTCAGGACCGACATTCCAATGCAGCTTCAACAGGTGGCCACTGCCTTCCCAGCGAGCGAACAACGGAGGACTTCCACCATGAACAAATAAAAAACCGGCGCTCACCGCCACCCCGGCGTCACGTAGGGAGGTCTATGTGTCGCACCGAAAGCCCGGGCAAAGTTCGGGCTTTTTTACGCTTGTAAACCGGGTGAACCAACGAATGGAGAGAGTCATGCCTGAACAACGAGCGCCATACCCGCGATCTGCCGACAACGCCGACCAGATGAACCTGCCAGAGGGCAAGACCTGCGGCGACTGCGTGCACTGCAACCGCTGCACAGCGATGTTCGGCCACATCCCTGCTGACGAGTCTTGTGACTGGAGCCCTTCGCGCTTTCGTGAGGCTGTGCCCATCGCCGCTTCCGCCTAACCCCAAACACTGGAGGTCGCCATGAGCGATTTCGGATATTGCGAAGGCGATACCTGCCGCCGCAAGAGCTGTAAAGGCTTCATCCAAATGCGCAAAGCAGAAAACTGCAGCTGCCATATCAGCCCGCCCTGCTCCGCTTGTACGGCGCCGCGCCACTTCTGTGATGCATGTGAATGGGATGAGGCGGACGACGAGATTATCAACGACTTCATCGTCAACGTGGATAAGACGACCGGCAACTATCGGAGCTGGGAGCCAAGGCCTCTTGACCCGACAAAAATCGACTACAGGATTAAATCACACACCAATTCATCGCAGGTCTGTGAGGGCACTTATCCCGAAGGCACGACCCGGGAAGAAGTGCAAAATCTGGTGATTGGCACCTTCGGTGGTCGCTTCGAACACTTCGGGAACGGGAAATTCAGGTACATCGCTTACACCGACTAACGCCACCCTGGAGGCGACTATGCACCCTGACATCCAATCGCGCCGCGACATTGTCGATGGTCTGCGCCAGCGTTCCCGTATCGCCACTGCTGAGTTCTACTGGCTGATTGATCGGCCGGAGCCGGTGGTTACCTTCCGGATGATGGTCAAGCCGGCGGGCCGCGACTTCTTCCATGTGGTGGACAGCCAGACTGACAAGGTCATGGGTTTCCGCCGAGATCATAACGAAGCATGCGCCCTCGCCCGCCAGCTCGAAAGCAAATAACCAAAACTCGCCATCCCCTAAATATCGAATCATGCGCCCCGCAAGAATGGCGCGGGAGACAGTCATGTCTAAAAAAATCGTCGCCTTCCGCAACAAGGGCGTCATCGACCCGAAAAGCATCACTACCTTTGGCGTGTCCTCCAAGGAGGGCGAAGGCGCTATCGGGTTCTTCGGCACTGGCCTGAAGTATGCAATCTCCATCATCCTGCGCCAGGGCGGTTCGATCACGATCTACGCCGGCATGGACAAGATGGAATTTGGCACTCGCCAGGAAAAGATCCGCGTCGACGAATTTACCTTCGTGACGATGAACGGCCAGGCGCTTGGGTTCACTACCGAGGTCGGCAAGACCTGGGAAACTTGGCAGGCCTTCCGCGAGCTGTACTGCAATACTCTGGATGAGCAAGGCGAGTGCTTTGTGACCGATGAAGAGCCTGAGCCCGCAGAAGATGAAACGCTGATCATCGTGCGCGGCAAGGAATTCTACGATTCGTGGGTCAACCGTGACGCCATCATCCTGGGGTCGGAGCCGCTGCATCAAATGCCAGGCCTCGACGTTCATGCCGGTGCCTCTGAATATGTTTTCTATCGTGGTATTCGCGCACTCAAGCTGTCGTTGCCGTCGATTTACACCTACAACATCAGCTCGTCGATGGATCTGACCGAAGACAGAACTATCAAGCATTCATTCTACGCCGACCATTACATCCGGCAGGGGCTGAGCCAACTGACGGACAAATACGCTATCTCACGCGTAGTGGTGCCTGCCGATGGGGTCTATGAGAGGTCGATTGACTTCTCCAGTACAACCCCAAGCGAAGAGTTCGCCACAGTCGTGCGCGTACTTGCGAAGTCCTTCACGAAGGGCCTGAACCATTCTGCAGTCACTGCGTGCCGCGGGAACCTGCTCGACTCGCTTGCCAACGTCGAACACATGCCGCTGACCAGCATTGACCAGGTGCGGATGGATCGCGCTATCGCCTTCTGCAAGGGTATCGGCTTCTCGGTTGATGAATATCCCATCGTGGTTACCGAGTTCCTGGGTGAAGGCGTTCTAGGGCGCGCTCACAACGAACACATCTTCATCAGCAAACGAACGCTAATGATGGGCACCAAGATGCTTTGCGGGACGCTTATCGAAGAGTTCATTCACCTTCGCCACAAGCTGCGTGATGAAACTTACGAAATGCAGAACTTCCTGTTCGACGCTCTGGTTTCAATGGGCGAGCAACTTACCGGCGAACCCTTGTAACTCCACCCCACATCGCAAAACGCGGCGCCTTCTGTTGCCGTGATGGAGGCTATATGTCTCAAGAAAAAGAATTACCCCGCACCGCGGCTGACTTGCGGACCATCGCACACGCTGCGCCAACGGCAAAGATCGAGCGCGAAGAACTGGCTTTTGCTCAGCAGCAGGCGGAGCGCGAACGAATCGCCAAGCTGGGCGGCTCTGCTGACTTGGTGCTTGAGCTGGAAGCTAGGCTTGCGGCCGCCATCGACGACCGCAAGCGCGCCCAGGTCAAAGCGACTTACGCCGAAAGGAAGCTGGAGCAGGTATTCGAGTCGGTCAGTACGGCAGTGGGCCGGGACGTTCGCCAACTCAGCGTTGTGCACCTCGGCATGGCCCTGACAGACAGCAAATCGAAGCTGGTCACGCTGGCCGGATACATCGACCGCTCGCTCACCCTGGATGACCTGGTGGTGTTGAAGCGCGTAGCCAGCAACCTGGGAGTGATCCAGCCGCAGACCATGGCCCAGGCCGCCCAACTGATGGGGCTGAGCCACAGGAGAGCAGTATGAGCCCTGCCATGGCTGCCCAATTTGACTGGATGACGGTAGGCGCCTTCTCGCCGGACAGATTCACCGGCGACCAGCGCAAAGAGTACGAAGAAGCCATGAGCCGCATCCAGCGGCAGTGGGATAACCAACCAAACTGAGGAAACTCAAATGTTCAAGAAAGCCGAACGCAAGCAGGCCAAGCTACGGCTGGCACTTGCCGGGCCGTCTGGATCTGGCAAAACCTACTCCGCACTCCTCCTGGCCATGGGCCTTGGTGGGCGTATCGCGGTAATCGACACCGAACACGGCAGCGCTTCACTGTACGCTGACCTGGTCGACTTCGACGCGATGGAGTTGCACGCGCCCTACTCGCCGGAACGCTACATTGAGGCAATCGTGGCGGCTGAACAGGCCGGCTACGACACGCTGATCATCGACAGCTATTCGCATGAGTGGACCGGGTCCGGCGGATGCCTTGAGCAGAACGAGACAGTTGCTCACCAGAAATTCCGTGGCAACACCTGGGCGGCCTGGAACGAGACCACGCCACGCCACCGGAAGCTGACGGACAAGATCCTCACCAGTTCGATGCACATCATCTGCACCATGCGAAGCAAGACTGAGACGGTCCAGGGTGAGGGCAAGAAGATCCTCAAATTGGGCATGAAGTCCGAGCAGCGCGATGGTACCGACTACGAGTTCACCGTAGTGCTGGACCTTACCCACGACGGCCACACCGCCACAGCCAGCAAGGACCGGACAAAGCTGTTCGACCAACCAGAGCTGATCAGCGCCGACACCGGCCGGCGCCTGCTGGCCTGGCTGAACTCTGGGCTGAACCCAGAAGATAGGGCCAAGGAGCAGCTGGTAGACGCGCTCGCAGACATTTCAAATGCGCCGGATATGGCGGCGCTTGAGTCGGCCTACAACGCCGGGCGCGTGATCGTCCACGGGTTCGACAACCTCAAGCCTGCCCTGGTCGCCGCAAAGGAGATCCGCAAGGCTGAACTCAACAAAGCGAGGCAGTCAGCATGATCAGCATCCTACAGAACGAAGTAGAACGCCTTCGGCCGGCATCGAACGAGCTGGCAATGGATATCGAAGCCTTCTTGAACAGTGGAGGGACTATCCAGGTGCTGGAGGTGCCTCCAGAGAAGCCGCGGGTACGGTACGAGCCACCGCCAAGCATGAAGAAGCCGGCCCAGGCCAAGGCCATACCTAAACCACTATTCGTGGACAAGATGACCTTGCGCGAAAAGGAGCGCGCCGAGCGCCAGGCCATGGCATCAAAGGAGCGAGCCGCACTGGTAGAGAGCATCAAAGCGCTTGCCAAGACCATGAACTATGCCGAAGTCATAGAGCGAACCGGCCTATCCAGGAAGAAGCTGTACCTGATGGCAAGCAGGCACGGGTTCTCGTTCAAGCCTGCAGAGTACCGCAATGGTGCCGACAAGCGCCGCGGCTTGATCGACGATGCCCACGACGTCAAGACCGCCGAACGGATCAAGGCTTTCAAGGAGATAGGGCTGAGCCGAACCCAGGCCGTTGGCAGAATGGGCATCACCTACACGACCTTCAATCGCATCCTGGACAAGTTCGGCATCGACTATCCCAAGCGAACCAAAGGCCCGGCGCCCGCGTTCTTCGCGAAACCAGCTCAACAGGAATAATCATGGCAGCCGAACAGAAAGAACGATCGGCAAAAACCGCCAGGAAGCGCGTGGCACTTGCCGAAGAGGAATTGAGGCTCAGGGTTCGCCCAGGCACCCGGCAGGCTCTGGCCGACCTGATGGAGTGGTCAGGCATTACTGAGCAGGGCGAGGCGATGACGCTGATGATTCATCACCTGCACGCCATGGGATCGAAAGCCATATTCCTGCTTGATCCGCCGCGCCACGAATTCCAGATATCCGAAAACGTGGCGCGGGAATTCCGCAATAAAAGCCTGCTCGCCATCCAGAAAGACCCGGGCGACGAGATCATCGAACCCGCCTGATCCGGCTCCATGCCGGTCACCCGTAATACCCCATATCAACGAATCACGCCAGCCGGCAAGGTAGAGGCTGGTGCTGATATAGGCCATGAAAGTAATAATCTGTGCTCTCAGCGTCGCACGGAGAATATTATTTGCTACGATTTGCCGAACTCCCGATATTGACATCCTCCTCCGCCTGTAAATGTTGTGAGCTGAAGATCCTTGAGAGCGTCGACGAAGTACTCGGGTGGCGATGACATGCCTAGATAAGCATCCGTCATTCCGAATACAGAAAAGTGATTGATGACTTTACTCGCAAGCCTGAGCGAAAGCATCGGATCATCCATGGACACTCGAGTTTTAATTCCTTCAATGATGAATACGCCGACATCGGAATCAAGATCAAAATCAAATCGTAGATAGTTCCCCGTAAGCATTAACTGATCAACCATCCACGTTTTTAGCTCTCTCAAGCCCATTGCAGGGTACTTATTCGTTTTACCTAGCAACTCTTTGAAAAAGCTTGACCATGCCTTAAATTCTTCGCCATTAGCCTCCATGCTAAATGGACGTTTCAGGTGACGATTATTTGGAAAAATATCATTATACAATCCATCTTTCTCCTTAAATCTCACCAACAATTCCTTTTCTATTTGCGTTAACAACGCCTCAAACTGCTGCCTATGCATTATGTAAGCCTGCATACGAGAAAACACTCTGCTGTCGCTCGCAGCTTCACTTGAAATTAATGCAGACTTCCAAGCCGCGAACGCGGCGAACGCAGCAGCTACCGCTGAAGCTCCAGCTACAAGATCACTAATCCCAATATCTCTTTTCCAAACCAATTGAGGGAGCATATTGAAATAAATGCCCCCAGCAAAAAATAGTCCGATACAACCAACCCAGATTACCCAATCTTTTTTCAAAGCACTCTCCAGACTTCATCCATCACATTATTATGCCGCAGCTCTTTTACGCCGGCGAGGATTCCCCATGTCCGCACGAAACAAAACACACCCCTTCGATTTCAAAACCCAATACGGACTCGGCTTCAACCCTCAGGACGATGAGATCGTTGTCGACTTCTTCTGTGGTGGTGGCGGCGCTGGTACCGGGCTGGAAATGGGCCTGGGCCGCACGGTGAACGTGGCGAAGAACCACAGCCCGCAAGCGATCAGCATGCACACCGTAAACCACCCAGGCGCCAAGCACTTCACCACCGACGTGTTCGAGGGTGATCCAGACACCGAGTGCGGCGGCAAGGCCGTGGGCTGGTTCCATATGTCGCCGGACTGCACGCACCACTCCCAGGCCGCCGGCGGCCAGCCGCGCAAGCGCGAGATCCGCAACCTGTCGTGGATCGGCCTTAAGTGGGCAGGCATGAAGCGGCCTCGGGTGATCAGCCTGGAGAACGTGAAGCAGATCCTGCAGTGGGGCCGACTGATCGCCAGGCGCGACAAGGCCACCGGCCGCGTGGTGAAACTCGGCGGCGACGTTGCGGCACCTGGTGAGGTCGTGCCGGTGGGACAGCAATTCCTGATGCCTGACCCAAAGCAGCGCGGCCGGACCTGGCGCCGATTCGTGGCCCTGCTTGAGGGTATGGGCTATGTCGTTGAGTGGAAAGTCATCAAGGCCTGCGACTTCGGCGCGCCAACCAGCCGGGAACGCCTGTTCATGATAGCCCGATGCGACGGTCAGCCAATCGTATGGCCGGAGCCAACTCACGCCAAGACCCCTACCAAGGGCCAGCAGAAGTGGAAAACAGCCGCTGACTGCATCGACTTTAGCGACCTGGGCAAAAGCATATTCGGCCGCAAGAAAGACCTGGCCCCGGCCACCCTGCGCCGTGTTGCCAAGGGCATGAAGAAGTTCGTCATCGATAGCGCGGCGCCGTTCATTGTGCCGATTGCCAACTGGTCAGGGGAAACGGTGCAGTCTGCCGACGAACCGCTGCGGACCGTCACCTCATACCCAAAGGGCGGCGCCTTCTCGGTTGTCAGTCCGGTGATTGCACCCGCAACGCACCAGGGCAGCGACCGTATCAACGATCCGCTAGACCCACTGCCGACAGTGACGTGCGCGAATCGCGGCGAGCTGACGCTGATCAGCCCCACGCTGATTCAATCAGGCTATGGCGAGCGTCCAGGACAAGAGCCTCGTGTGCCGGGCGTTGATCAACCCCTGGGCACCGTTGTCGCTGGCGGCGTGAAGCACGCACTGGCATCCGCCTGCATCGTCCAGGCTGGTCACGGCGAAGGTTCAGGCGCAAACAAGCGCCGCTCCCACGGGGTGAACGACATCTGCGGCCCGGTGGGCACTGTCACTGCAAGCGGCGGCGGCCAGTCCGTCAGCGCTGCGGTGATGATCCAGGCAAACGGCGGATTCAACACCACGCACGCCAAAGGCATGCACGAACCCATGACTACGGTCACCAACACCGGCAGCCAGCAGCAGTTGGCGGTGGCGAACCTGGTTCACTTGCGCGGCAACTGCGATGCACGGGACGTTAACGACCCGCTGCACACCATCAGCGCCGGCGGCCAGCACCACGGGTTGGCCAGCGCATTTATGGAGCGGGCATTCGGGGGCAGCGTGGGCCAGGGCCTGGAAGAGCCGGCGCCGACCATCACTGCCGGTGGCGGCGGCAAAAGCTCGCTGGTGTCGCTCACCCTCTCGCCGGAACACGAAGCCGGTGCGCTGCGCGTTGCAGCGTTCCTGATCAGCTACTACGGCACCGAGAACATCAGCGCCTGCAATACGCCCGCGCCGACGATCACCACCAAGGACCGCCTGGCAATGGTCACCGTCATGGTGAAGGGAACGCCCTACGTGATCGTCGATATCTGCCTGCGGATGCTGAAACCCTCCGAGCTGTACAAGGCCCAGGGATTCCCCGCCGACTACATCATCAGCCACGGCGCCGACGGCAAACCGTTCACCAAGACACAGCAGGTTCATATGTGCGGCAACAGCGTCAGCCCGCCGCCGATGGCTGCACTGGCGCGAGCCAATGATCCGTGGCGAGCAAACAACCGGCAGGCCGAGGCTGCTTAATCATCATCGCGGATATCGGAGCATGCGTAGCACTCGTCTGCGGCTGACTCCACTACCTCCTTGACGTGATCGGTCATGTCACGGGAGTTATCAAAGTTACCCACCTCGCCGCTCGTCATAAGCGAGTTGCCTAACTTATAGGCAGGGGTGGGGTCGTTGCCCGGGTTGTAATGGTTGGAGTGGCGCTCGCAGTACTCCAGCACTCCCGCCCTGACAGCAATACTGATAGCCATGGATTGCTTTTCTTCCTCTTCCATCATTGCATTCTTTGCCTGGCCCATTGCGCTAACTCCGATAGAAATGAGGACTCATCCTGATCCTCTGCCGGACCTCCTTCAAGCACCTTAAAAAAAGTTGTGGCGGACCATCCGTCGACCACCCTCCACCGCCCAGGCATGCCCCGGCATAGGACGCCAACCGTGATCGATCTCTTCTGGCGAATCGTCGCCAAAATACTCGCGCGCCCGGACATCGCCGACTGACTAATAGCCAATGCCCTGCGCACTCCTCCCAGAACCTCAAAAAACAACGAAAGAGCTAATCACATATCGAGGCTTATACTCTCTAACGAAACAACCCTACTCATTAAAACCTTCAAATCCGCACTAGGGTATGCATCAAGCTCTGCTTGGATAAAATTTATTATTTCTGGGATATCTGAATCTCGCCTAACAAAAATATATCGTACATCAGATGGAGCAACCCTCAACAAACAGTTAGCCCTTGTTTTCTCATTATGATCCGACCTCTTCTCAACGTCATCATAAACACTCTGAATGATATACTGCTTTACGTCATCATGCTTAGCGATGTAGCGCCACTCAGACTCCTGATAAAACGCTTTCTCTATGGGCTTATCCTCTATGATCATAGTTCCAAATGTAGGCTTGGTAAAAGCGAGAAAATCACGCAACACCACCTTTATCTTAGCCGTTATTTCCGCATCGCCCCCCAAATTTGACAGTGTATTTAGTTCGCGATAGGCGCCCGATACATTATTTCCACCTGAAACATAAAACACGGGATTTAGGCCATTTTTTTCCGCCCACTCCCTTGTAAGGCCGATTCCAAATGAGCCATAAAAATCAACGTGCTCAGATAGACGAGTCAGTGGTATTTCACAAAAACAAACCATTGGATAGCCTATGTAGCTGAACTGCTCATATCCAAGCCAAGCGACATCTTCTAGGCAATATCTTGGCCAGAACCCTCCTTTCAAGATCAACTTCAGCGTTTCTACATTCTTTGTAAAGTGAAATAACGCGTTTGATTTGGGAGTCATTCCATTGCCTCAAACTAAAATTAAAAATCACGCCGACCATTACTGACGACCGGCGTAAAAATGGACATCACGCTTCCTTTTTCTTTGAGCGTCGTCGCCAACGCAGTATTCCATTCAGGTTGATAGAAATTCAATAGCCCCTTCAAAGTCAGCCGCTATAGCGGCAAGGAACCCGGCATGCCTGAAGAAAGCCAAGTCGCCAAGCCTCTCCAGGTGGAGCGATCGACAGTAACGAAGCTGGTGATCACCGGTGCACCACGCCTCGATCCGATAACCGTGTTCCTTGAGGACTTCGGGCGGCGCGACTGCCCTACCGAATCCGATCCGAACTACCAGACGGCCCAGGGCAAGATCACCATCAACTGCTGGGACAACAGCTGGAACGCCTACTGGGGTGGGAAGGGCCCGCGCACTGTCGCCCAGTTCGTCGCCGACTGCGGCTGGGACTACGTCCTGAACTGCCTGGATAGTGGAATCAGCCCAACTGTATTCAGCGGAGACGCGCTTCACACCCTGGCCAAGAAGTGCATCGTCCAGCGGCGCCGGCAACAGACCGGGCGACACGACTGGGAGCTTGGCGAGTTGAGCAAAGATGAAGCCCGCGATCTTTGGCACGACATCGACTCATTACGCAGCATCGAGAGTCCGAACGAGTGCTGGCATCAGAGCGAGCTGCTGACTGAGCTGTTCGGGGATGAGTGGCATTACGCGCTCGACGGTAAGGCTGTCGAAGAAAACCACAAGTTCACCTACCTACGGCGGGTTGTCGAAGCCGTGCAGCAGGCATTACGCCAGGAACAGCAGCAGGAGGCAGCATGAAGCGCACCTACCTCAGTGTCGTAGAAGCTAATCTCGTACTTATCTTTTAAAAGCCGTACTAGTAAGTACCGGATGAATATAGGCACCCAACAACAAGTGCTCCACGACATCCATCGCCAAATTAAGTTGTTCGTTACTGCTTGGTTTTGCCTCATGTGCAGACTCATTTCCGAGCACTCTTAGTTGATGTAGAATTCCCGCATCAACCTTGGTCAAAACTCCCTTAAGAGCTAGATCATCGATTTTTGATAAAAGATTTTTTCCTTCTGCTTCTTTGTCCTTACAAACAATCTCTATCACAACCCTAATACCTAAACCCGCTAATATTTTTTGCCCGCCGTTAAGAGCCAAAATCAACTCGCCATATGCTACCCTAACGGTAAAAGGCAGATGATACTCTCCCTTGATCTTAAACCTACCTGCTGTGCGGTTTGGATATATATCATCTGTATGATAGACCTCTACCTCTCCGGTCTCATCATCATGATAATAGCAATCGGAGTCGGTATAATCTCGCCTAAAACTAACACCTTCACAGTTTTGACATTGAACTATTTGGTAAGAAGTCAAAGACTCAAAACCCTCCTCGCTAACGACTTCTTCTAGGGAGGTTACTACAATATGTTTTTGAAGAATCTTGCAGGTTTCACATATGACTTTAACAATCTGGTTTCTAGCTGAATTCCGTTCAATAGTCTTACTCAATATTTCTTCCTCCAAAATTTATCTCATCGTGCCTTAAGTAGAAGACAAACTCAACGCACCACCCGCCTTCCCCTCCCCCTCCAAAGTCAGCCGCTATAGCGGCAAGGACGAAGTCATGCCTGAAGAAATCACGTTGATCCAGCCAGCCCCGGTCGTGCGCGACCAATACGGAATGTTCGCTCACCCCGATATGCCCGACTTCGACGAGGGCGACGGTGATAAATGCAAGGCCTGGAACGCTGCACAGGGCCTGCAGGTGAAGATGGTGAGCCTCGAATACCACAGCGACGAAGCGGTCTCTGAGCGCTATTTCGAAGCTGGCGACCCTGACTGCAGTTACTGGGAGCCGGATCGGCCTGATGGCGAAGGCTGGTTCTGCCTGGCTATTCACGACACAGACGACGGTCCTGTCTGCTGGTGGGCACGCAGAGAGGTTACGCCATGATCGCCCCACTTTGGTTCGCCTACGTCTTCATCTACAAGGGGCCAAGGCCATGAAACAGCATCGCGTTTTGATCGGCGACTGCATTGAGTCGATGCGGACGCTGAAGGACCAGTCGGTGAACACATGCGTCACGTCCCCGCCCTACTACGGGCTGCGTGACTACGGGATGGACGGACAGATCGGCCTTGAGGAAACACCTGCTGAATTTGTCGGGCGTCTCGTTGAGGTATTTCGCGAAGTGCGTCGGGTGCTGCGTAACGACGGCACGCTATGGGTAAACATGGGCGACACCTATGCGTCAATCGCAGGTGGATACGCACCTGGTGGCTCAGCAGGTAAGCACGACATGGTTTCTCAGGCGACGCGTGGGGCGGTACTGCGTGGCAAGCGACGGTCACCGCCGATAGGGCTCAAGCAGAAAGACTTGATGGGCATTCCCTGGCGCCTCGCCTTCGCCCTTCAAGATGATGGCTGGTACCTGCGCCAAGACATCATTTGGCACAAGCCGAATCCGATGCCTGAATCCACCAGGGACCGGTGCACAAAGGCGCACGAGTACCTGTTTCTCTTGAGCAAGTCACCACGCTATTACTATGACCAGGATGCGATCAAGGAGCCTGTAGCGCTGAGTTCGATCACACGAATGGCTCAGGATCTCGAGCAACAGCGAGGCAGTGATCGAGTGCCCGGAAAGTCAAACGGCCCAATGAAAGCGGTGCGCAGCAAGCGGGATAGTTTCAAGCGCGATGATTCAAAGCGAGAGCAAATAATCCCTGGGCAGTCACTGGGAACACACCGTCCAGATCGAGAGGAAAGTGCCTGGGCCTTGGACACTCGTAACAAGCGCAGTGTGTGGACGGTACCGACGCAAGGTTTCAAGGGTGCGCACTTCGCGACCTTCCCTCCGGACCTGATCAGACCTTGCATCCTGGCCGGCGCGCCACGCGGCGGCATCGTGCTTGACCCTTTCGGCGGTGCCGGCACTACGGCTGTGGTCGCCATGCAAGAAGGGCGCAAATCGATCCTGTGCGAGCTGAACCCTGAATATGCCGCAATGGCTGAGCGCCGGATCGCGTCTGCCTGGCTCGACGGAGCGGCGCAGATGGATGTCTTCCGCGATGCAGCGCAAACCCCAGCAGCCTAACCCCAATCTCCCTACATGCCTGCCGGTGAACTGAATCAGGGCAACTGACTATCGATCCATCGTTCAGCTGCCGCCATCGCATCATCAAGCGCTGCCGGATAGTCAGGCCAGGGGCCTTCCAACTCTGCTGCAACTTCACCCAAGCCATTGATGGGAGCTGGCTCAATGACCTTTGCGGCAACAGGGATCTGGTCGTTCGGGCGACGCCAGTCGAACTTGAGAAACATCACGTGGCCCCGGTAAGCGTGCGCTATCGGAGCATCGAAGTTGTGTGACACGTCCATGCCTCATCACGAACTAAGTTGAACCCTTTTGTACACCGCTTCGGTCCTGTTTGAAAGATAGGCAGAAAGCTATCACTCCAATCCCTTATACGCCGCCCCGCGCGGCTAGGACACACCCCATGTTCGCTATGAAACTCACCCTGATACTGCTGGGCGCTTTTCTGTACCTGGTCGGAACCATCGGCTGGTTCGGCTGGCTAGCTATCGACCTGCTGGCCACCGGCACCACCGAGGCACTGCTCTACGCCTTGGCCGGCACATGCGCCTGGCTGCTGATCAGCTTCGGCCTGGCAATCCACATCATCAAGACAGCGCGGCCTGCGGGCTCACTCGACAAACCAGAGGCATAGAGGTGCACACCATGGAAATGCAAAGCGAAACCCTTGCCGAAGAAGAAATCGCGGCAATTACTGGCTATATGATCCCGTCGCGTCAGATCGCGTGGCTCAACCTGAATGGATGGAAGTACGTGCTGACGCGGGCGCGCCGGCCAGTTGTCGGCCGGGTATACGCCCGGATGAAGCTGGCAGGCGTCAAACCCTCAGCAGAAAACGTTGCGGCCGAAGCCTGGTCGTTGGACTTGTCACGAGTAGGATAAAAAGATGCGAGCGAAAAAGGCGGCAAACAGGGACCTGCCGCCGCGAATGATTCGGCGCGTACGCACGCTGAAGGGTGGCAAAGAGTGGGTTGGCTATTACTACGACGGGAGGAATGAAGACGGGAAGCGGGTGGAAATCCCGCTCGGAGGTGACTTGGATATCGCCAAAGCTGAATGGGCAAAGCTTGATTGCAAGCCGGTGCCGAAGAAGAACGCCCTGCTGGCTCAGGTGTTTGACCGGTATGAGCGGGAAATAATCCCTGGCAAGAAACCAAAGACGCAGAGCGACAATCTGCTGAGCCTCAAACAGCTGCGCAAGGCCTTCAATGACGCCCCCATTGACGCAGTTTCGCCGCAGATCATCGCGCAGTACCGGGACAGCCGAACCGCCAAGGTCCGGGCCAATAGGGAGATATCCCTACTGTCCCACATCTACAACATTGCGCGGGAGTGGGGGCTCACAGAGAACAACCCTGCCGCCGGCGTTCGCAAGAACAAAGAGGTGCCGCGTGACTTCTACGCCACCGAGGAAATTTGGGGCGCCGTGTATGCAGTGGCAGCCTCGGAACTGCGTGACGCGATGGACCTGGCCTACCTGACTGCCCAGCGCCCGGCGGATACGCTGTCCATGCGGGAGGCGGACGCCGTGAACGAATTCCTGCAGGTGTCCCAGGGCAAGACATCGAAGAAGCTACGCATCCGCCTAACCGCTGCTGGTGCACTGAATGACCTGGGCGCCTTGGTTGCAAGGCTGATAGAGCAAAGGCGCTCACGGGCAGTGCGAAACCCTTACCTGATAGTCACGGAAGACGGTAGGCAGGTGACTAAGCACATGCTTCGCCTACGCTTTGATGACGCTCGCGACAAAGCAATCGCCATCGCCAGAGAGGCAGGCGACGGTGTTCTTGCATCCAGTATTCGACAGTTTCAGTTCCGTGATATCCGCCCGAAAGCTGCCAGTGAGATTCTGGACCTGGGCGACGCAAGCCGCCTGCTGGGACATACGGACAAGCGGATAACCGAGACGGTTTACCGTCGTGTCGGGGAGATCGTGAAGCCGACGCGCTGA